AGCGGTCACAGGCAGACAGCGTAGCTAATCTGCCGGACGGTTCAGACAAGTTTTCCCAAAGAAATCCGAAAATTGATTTCCGTGAGCAAATTTTGAACGCTGACTTACAAATTTTCATCGAGATGCTTGCTGTATATGGCATTCCCTATCTGGGCTATCGGTTTTACAAATACCGCAAAGCACGCTTGGAACAGCCACAGCAACCGGAACAGCCGAAGCCAACCACGCCGAAACTCCGATATCAGGAAGCCACAGATACACTGGATGAAATCCAGAAAAAGCGGAAACGCATTGAGGAACTGAATCGGTTCATCAGCAATGTGCGGGTATCCGGCAGCTGTGCAGAATATGATGAACGTGCCGATCGGGTAGAGATTTCCTATCGGGACGAGAATGATACCGTCCGTTCGCTGTCGGCTCATGTGGGCGGCAAGTCGGAACTCTTTGTACAATTTGCGGTGCAGGAACGAGATGCTTTAATCACTTCCCTGCAATCCGACTTTGAAAAATTGGCAGGACGTGAGGGACAAAACGGTGGACAAAACGAGGACAAAACGGACAGGGGAGGGGAGCTGATCCGTCAGATGATCGAGGATGCCGGACTGTAAATACTGCGAAGACTGCGGTATCTTTCTTGGAACCAGAGAGGAGCTGGGAGACCATCGTTTCAATCCCCTCAAACGATGCCCTGCCTGTCAAAAGACACACCGCAGAACGCAAAAAGCCGCATCCAGAAAGCGGTGCAATGACAAAAAAGCACTGCAAAAATGCGAAGCTAAGATACAGGAACAAGAGGCGGTAACGCAGGAACTGCATGGATACCGGAGCTATTTTGGATTGCAAAGCAAAGAAACCGGACTACTGCGGAAGCGTGTCTCCCAATTGGAACGCAGCAACCGCCAGCTGCTTTCCTACATCCAACGCATGGAAGAGGTGTTACATCATAAATAAGTATCTTGTGTACTGTCTGATAGACGGTGCCCAATCGGTCGCAGAACTGGAAGCAGAAAGCGAGTCGGAATTATGTTCCGTGCTGAAGCAGAAAATCAAGGAACAGTTCCCGACCGATGCGGAAGAAATCGAAATTATTACCATAGAGAAAATATAGGAGGAAACAAAAATGGCTACTACTATCGCAATCGCAAACCAGAAGGGTGGCGTGGGAAAGACCACCACTGCCTACAATCTCGCTGCTGCACTGGCTGGAAAGGGAAAGCGTGTGCTTCTGGCAGACCTTGACCCACAGGGAAACCTGTCAGAATACTGCGGCTTCACCGACACCGATGCCATGAGCATGGCGGATCTGATTCAGGATGTCGTACTGACCGCCACTTTATCCCGGGAAAAAATCGAAAATACCATCCGGTATTGCAAAGAGATTCAGGTGGACTATCTGCCTGCCACACTGGAGCTTGCCAGTGCAGAAATCGCCATGCAAAACGCCCTGTCACGGGAATCTATCATCAAGCGGATTTTGGACAGCGTGAAACAGGATTATGATTACATTCTGCTGGATTGTCTGCCATCCTTGGGGGTATTACTTTTAAATGCCCTCACGGCAGCAGATGCGCTTCTGATTCCGGTGCAAGTACAAAAGTTTGCCGTTTCCGGCTTGACTGCTTTGCAGGACGTCATGCGGCAGGTGCGGGCAACCGTCAACATGGACTTGAGCCTTGCCGGCATTCTGCCGACAATGGTGACAAATACAAATGTCAGCCGAAACAACCTTGCAACGCTGATTGCACACTATGGAAACGCCGTTTTTACCACGTGCATTCATCACAGCGTTTCCGCTGCACGCAGCGTGGAAGAACAGACCGCCATTCCAACCAACACCAAGTTAGGCACAGAGTATGTGCAGCTTGCAGAAGAACTCCTGCAGAGGGGGTTCTGATATGGCGTTCAACCTAAATGCCATGCTGGGCAGCAGTGAAAATCAAATCCAGCAAATTCCGGTAGACCGATTGGTGCCCTATTACAAGCATCCGTTCAAGCTGTATGACGGCGAGCGGCTTTCTGATATGGTGGAGTCTATCCGGCAGAATGGTGTGCTGGTTCCCATCATCGTGCGGCCTTGTATGGGAGATTATGAAATCCTTGTGGGGCACAACCGCTGGAACGCTTCCAAGCTGGCAGGACTGGCTGCCGTTCCTGCAATCGTGAAGAACGGCTTGACGGAAGAAGAAGCGGAAATGTATGTGGTGGAATCCAACCTCATGCAGAGAGGTTTTGACAATCTGAAAATCAGCGAACAGGCAGCAGTCGTTGCCATGCGAAGAAATCAGATGTTCTCACAGGGCAAGCGGAATGACATTCTGAAAGAGTTGCAGGAACTGGAACACGGAAGCTACAAACCCACACTGACCGCAGATAAGGTCGGCAGGGAATATGGATTAAGCCGAAATTCCGTAACCCGATTGGTGCGGATTGACTCCCTGCATCAGGAAATCAAGAATTGGATTGATGCAGGGCTTTCCGTTAGAGCCGGCGTGGAATTATCCTTTATTCCGTCAGATGGACAGGCACTGTTAGCAGAATATCTATTGGAACGAACACCGGAAACCGATACAAATTACGATATCATTCGGAAACTTCTGACCGAAAAAAGAGCAAAACAACTCCGCCAGGCGTTTGCAGACGGGCAAATCCAATCTAAAACTGATTTAGATGCCATTTTTTCGGAGCAAAAACCTGTACAGCCGGAACACCTTATCTTCCGAACGAAGTCATCTGCAAAATTGCCACGCACTACGGTGCAGAACATCAGATTCTGAAAGCGATAGAGGAATGTGGAGAACTGCAAACCGCTGTCATCCAGTACTGCTTTGCTCCCAGTGATACCGCAAAACAGGCTCTGGAAGACCTTGTGGAAGAGGCAGCGGATGTTTATATCCTGATGCTGCAAATCCGTGCCCTGTTTTCGCCGGAAGTCTTCGACCAATTTGTACTTACAAAGTTACGGCGACAGGAGCTGCGAATAACACAAGAGAAAAACATGGAAAACCTACCTTGAGCACTACCCTGTAGTTTTTCTTTCTATGACGCTTTGCGGTGAGCGAATCGCCGCTTCCATGGGGCGAACCGCATCGCCGGTGCAAGTCCGGCACGCCCCACCAAATATCGGCTTTTCCCACAAAAACCATCTTCGCAATTTGTCGGATGTGCTAAAAATCGTGAACTGTTTGTAAAACATGATTTCAACTTGTACGTTTGCGTACAAGTTTTGCCCGAAAACACCCATATAGTGAGAGGGCTTTGTGGGAACAGCCGTCGACTACCAAAGAAAGGAGCATGACCCATGCGAATTCTACTGACAATTCTCGTAGAATTACAAGTGCTGCTGCTCATCCGTTGGCTGGTACAGTGTGCAGCAGAAATTTTCAACGACTGGAGGAATGAACCATGACCAAACAAGAATGTATCCTGCAGGCGGCTTCCGCTGCAAAGGACGCTGCCAGAGCCATGAACACACTGGTGGGAAAGCTGGACGAGCTTGCAAAAATTATCAATGTCTGTGACGACCTCAAACAGGGTAACTTTGAAACCGTATATGACCTTCCGGCAGCGGAAACACCACAACTCCCTGCCGAACAGCAGCAAGAAACCGAGCCGGTGGAGTATGCAACGCTGCGGACACTCTGTGCAGAGGTGCTGCGAAGCGGAAAAAAGGACGAGCTGCGGGCATTGCTGATGCAGTACGGCAGCCCGAAACTGAGCAAGATTCCGGAAGCACACTATGCTGCCCTGTACAAGGATGTGAAAGCCCTTCGCTGACCACAACATATCAACAACTCTTTTATTCTTTTTGCTTCTTTTTCTTTTTTCAGGAAAAAGAAAAAGAAGCGAGGGGTTGTAGGGGGCGAGTAGCCCCCTGCAAAGCAAGCGAGTGCAAACAAGGAAACCGGACGAGGAACAATGTCACGTCAATCGCCCTTCTTAATTTTTCTATCCAATTTGCAGACAGATTGCACGGGGGGCGATTGACGCCACCAAGGCAAGCTGGGGGTGTCCCCCAGCCTTGCCGACCCACTTGGACAAGGTTTCCCGAAGAATGAGCGTCCCATTCCTCTAAATGAAGCGGTCTGCACGCCGCCGGCAAAAGGGGGCAAGCCCCTGCTTTTGCCTGTGTATCCGTCCATCGCCCCGTGTGCAGCCTTACTGCAAATTCGATAAGCATATTTTAGAAGGGCGATGGACGGAGCTTGTTTCTCATCTTGCAGCCAATTCCAACTCGCTTGCTTTGCAAGGGTGGCAGCTTGCCCCCCNNCCAAGCTGAATCAGCTTGACCATAATCGCCTGCGGCGTGCCGTCGTTTCAAACATCAAAAAGACACGAATTCTAATTTACAGGAGGTTTTTATCATGGCAGAAAAAGAAAAAAGCAAGACAAAAGTGGTAACCGGTATGGTACGTCTGAGCTACGCCCACATCTGGACACCGCAGACAACTGACGAGGGAAAGGAAAAATACAGCGTTTGCCTGCTGATTCCTAAGACAGACACGGAAACCATTGACCGCATGCAAAGAGCCGTACAGGCTGCCATCGAACGAGGCACGGCAGTCTTCGGCGGACGAACCCCTGCCCCTTCCCTGCTGAAGCTGCCGCTGCGGGACGGCGATGCAGAACGACCGGAGGATGCGGCTTATCGGGGCTGTGTCTTCCTGAATGCCTCCAGCGACACCGCACCACAGATTGTGGATCAGCGGGTACAGCGGATTCTCCGGCAGGAAGAAGTCTACTCCGGATGCTATGCCAGAGTCTCCCTGAACTTCTACGCCTACAATACCAAGGGCAACAAGGGCATTGCTGCCGGACTGGGCAACATTCAAAAGGTCAGAGACGGCGAACGGCTGGACGGCAGAATGAACGCAGAGGACGAGTTTGACTGTCTTCCGGATGAAGACGATGACCTGTTAGGGTGATGCCGGATGCAGGTACTTTCGATTGACATCGAAACCTACTCTGACCGGAATCTGGAGCAGGAAGGTGTATACAAATATGCAGAGAGTGCCGCTTTTTCTCTGCTGCTGTTCGGCTACAGCGTAGACTTCGGAGCGGTACAGGTCGTGGATATTTCCGGCGGGGAATCCATTCCGCCGGAGATTCTCTCTGCCCTGACGGATGAAACCGTTCTCAAAACGGCATTCCATGCCATGTTTGAGCGAGTGTGCTTATCCCGTTATCTGGGACTGCCGTCCGGTACATTCTTAGACCCATCCCAATGGCGGTGTACCATGGTCTGGGCGGCAACACTGGGGCTGCCGATGTCTCTGAGAGGTGTGGGACAGGCATTGCAACTCGAAAACCAGAAGATGCAGGAGGGCAAAGACGGCATCAAGCTGTTTTGCATTCCGGACAAAAACGGCAAACGGCAGCTGCCGAAAGACCATCCGGCGGAATGGGCAGTCTTCCGGCAGTACAACCAACGAGATGTGGAAGTGGAGCTGCAAATTCAGAAGCGGCTTGCCCACGCCCCTGTGCCGGATTTTGTCTGGGAAGAATATCACTTAGACCAGCAAATCAACGACCGTGGCATTCAGATGGACATGAAATTCGTCCAGCAGGCACGGAAGATGGTCAAGCAATCCCAACAGCAGCTGAAACAGGCGATACAGGAAATAACAGGGATGGAAAATCCGAACTCCGTAGCACAGATGAAACAGTGGCTGACCGCAAACGGATTGGAAGTGGATTCGCTGGACAAACAGCATCGAAACGCCCTTCTGCAAACTGCACCCGAGCCGATGCGAACCGTCTTAGACCTGAAACAGCAGCTGTCGAAATCTTCCCTGAAAAAATATGACGTGATGCAGCGGGTTGCCTGTCAGGACGGCAGGGCAAGAGGGATGTTCCAGTTCTACGGAGCAGGCAGAACCGGACGCTTTACCGGTCGGCTGATTCAGCTGCAAAACCTGCCGCAGAATCATATGCCGGATTTGGAGCAGGCACACGAACTCGTGAAGCAGGGCGATTATGAAGCCATAGAGATGCTCTATGACGACATTCCGGACACGCTCTCGCAGTTGCTCCGTACGTCCTTTGTCCCGAAAGAGGGGTATCAATTCCTCGTGGCAGACTTCTCCGCCATTGAAGCCAGAATCATTGCGTGGCTGGCAGGAGAACAGTGGCGGCTGGACGTGTTTCAACAGGGCGGGGACATCTACTGTGCCTCGGCATCGCAGATGTTTGGTGTGCCGGTGGTCAAGCACGGCATCAACGGCCATCTGCGGCAGAAGGGAAAAATTGCAGAACTGGCACTCGGCTACGGCGGCGGAGCAGGGGCTTTGAAGAGTATGGGGGCGTTAGAAATGGGCTTGCAGGAATCCGAACTGAAGCCGCTTGTTTCGGCATGGAGAACCGCCAATCCGCATATCACAGCCCTTTGGAAAGACATCGGAGACGCTGCCCTGACCGCAGTCCGCAGCGGCAGCCGGACGGAAACGCATGGCATCCAGTTTGCGTGCCAGAATGGGTTTCTGATGATTCGGCTGCTGTCTGGTCGGCGGCTGTCCTATGTGCATCCGAAACTGGTACAGAACCGTTTCGGGGGAGAACAGATTGCCTATCAGAGTGCCAAGGGGGACGGAAAATGGGTCTGGAAAGAGACGTATGGTCCGACACTGGTGGAGAACATCATACAGGGCATGGCAAGGGACATTCTGTGTCATGCCATGCGACAGTTGCAGGATACCCGAATTGTGGCACACGTACACGATGAATTGATTATCGAAGCAGAAAAAACCATGCAGGTGGAAGACGTTTGCAGGCGGATGGCAACCGTGCCAGAATGGGCGGCAGGGTTGCAGCTGCGGGCAGATGGCTACGCTTGCAGGATGTATCAAAAGGACTAAAGGGGGGAATCAATTTGAAAATCGCATACGGCATCTCCCGTACCGCAGCCAAATGGAAAAACAGCGAAATCACATGGGAAGACTTCTGCAAACGGGTCAGCCAGACCCTCTACACTGCCGAAACCGCTGCCGAATTCCGCAGCCTTCCCAAAGTCCAGCAGGACGCCATCAAGGACATCGGCGGTTTCGTGGGCGGTCATCTGAAAGACGGCAGACGCAAAAAGAACCACGTCCTCTGCCGAAGTATGCTCACACTGGATATGGACGATGCTACGCCCGAAACGGTCGAAACCATACAGACCCTCTACGACTTCCAGTGCTGCATCTACTCCACCCACAAACACACGCCGCAGTCCCCTCGCCTGCGGCTCTGTGTGCCGCTGAGCAGAGAGGTCACCGAAGAGGAATACCCTGCCGTTGCCCGTATGCTGGCAAGCGAAATCGGCATGGATCTCTTTGACGATACTACCTATGAACCGCATCGGCTCATGTACTGGCCGTCTACGTCCAGAGGGGCAGAGTTTGTCTTTGCCAACATCGAAGGCACGCTGCTGAATCCGGACGAATACCTTGCCAAATATGCAGACTGGCACGATGTTTCGTCCTATCCGGTCTCCTCTCGGCAGGCAGAAGCCATTCAGAGGGCTGTCAAGGAACAGCAAGACCCCCTGACCAAGGAAGGCGTTGTCGGAGCATTCTGCAAGGCGTATGCCATCACAGATGCCATTGATACGTTCCTGTCAGACGTCTATGCCCCGTCCGCCGTATCCGGACGCTATGACTACATACCAGCGGATTCCTCTGCCGGTGTGGTGATTTATGACGACACCTTTGCCTACAGTCACCACGCCACCGACCCGGCTTCCGGAAAGCTGATGAACGCCTTTGACGTGGTGCGGCTGCACAAGTTCGGGGCGGAGGACGAAAAGAAATCCTATCAGAAAATGACGGACTTTGCCCTACAGGATGCCAAAGTCAAAGCGGTACTCGCAGAGGAACGCCGCAAACAAGCTGCCGCAGAGTTTACAGAAATACTCGAACCGGATGACCTGTCCCCTGCCCCGGCACGTGACTGGGAGAATGAACTGGAATACGACCGCACAGGCAATCTCAAGCCCTCGCTGGACAATCTGGTGCGGATTGTGCGAAACGACCCCCTGCTGCAAAGCATCGCCTTTAACAAGCATCGGGACGGCATAGACGCACGGGGCAGGCTGCCTTGGGCACAGATGAAAACCGGCTGGAATGATACGGACTATGCCTCGCTCAAGGTGTACCTGAACAAACGGTATGGGATTTATACGCCGACCAAAACGAAGGACGCTGTCACAGCGGTTGCCGCAGAACGTGCCTATCATCCCATTCAGGAATATCTGGAACACCTGCCGGACTGGGACGGTATCGCCAGAGTGGATACCCTGCTCATCGACTACTTTGGAGCAGAGGACAGCCCCTATACCAGAGCCGTCATGCGGAAAACGCTAATCGCCGCTGTGGCTCGCATCTATCGTCCGGGGACGAAGTTTGACAGTGTGTTGATTCTGAACGGTCCGCAGGGCATTGGGAAATCCACCTTCTTTTACAAGCTTGCCGGAGATTGGTTCTCGGACAGCCTGTCCATTACCGATATGAAGGACAAGTCCGGACCGGAGAAATTGCAGGGCTACTGGATTTTAGAACTGGGCGAACTGGCAGGGATGCGGAAGACGGATGTGGAAATTGTAAAGTCGTTCCTCTCTCGTGTGGATGACAAGTATCGTGCCAGCTATGGGGTGTCCGTAGAGAGCCATCCAAGGCAATGTGTCATTGTCGGTTCGACCAATGCCGAGAACGGATTTTTAAGAGATATTACCGGAAACCGGCGATTCTGGCCGGTGCGGATGACGGGCAATTCGGTAAAAAAGGCATGGCAGATGACCACGGAAGACGTGCAGCAGATTTGGGCAGAAACACTGGTGTATTACCGCACCGGAGAAAAACTGTATCTGGAGGGCGGCGAAGCGAAAGCGGCTGCTCTGGAGCAGGCAAATGCACTGGAAACGGATGAACGAGAAGGACTGGTACGGGCGTATCTGGAAACGCCGCTGCCGGAGAACTGGGAGGAACTCTCCCTCTATGAACGGCGAAATTATCTGAATGGAGGAGAGTTTGACGGAAAGGCAGCGGGTGTCCAGCAGAGAGAAACCGTCTGCAATATGGAAATCTGGTGCGAGTGCTTTGAACGGGATATGGCTTCTATGAAGGTTTCGGATGCCTATGCCATTGGAGCAATCATGAAAAAAATAGAAGGCTGGGAACGGTCAGAAAAACAAATACGGATGACGCATTATGGTATGCAAAGAGTATACAAAAGACGAAAAAAAAGATAAAACACCTGTAACAACACCTGTAACAACCTCTGTAACAAGCGGAGGTTGTTACAAAAATATACCTGATATTTCCAAAAAAGGTTGTAACAAGAAAAACTTGTTGACAAACTCGTTGACAAGCTTGTTGACAAAAAACGAAGGAATTTCGGTCAAATCTCTTGCTGTCAACAAGTGCAACAAGAATTTTCCAATTGATTTGTTTGATAAAAAAATAGGATATATCAGGGGAATATAGGAGAATATAGAGCGTATATAGCGTTTTTTCGGAGGTTGTTGACAAACTCGATGACAGAGCGGTGTTTGCAGTAGGTCGGAAAAGTCGCATTATGGTATATTTGATTTTGAATACCCTCAAGGCGAGAAACGGTGCAAAGAATCTAACTGAATTCCTTGCACAGCAACTTCTACCCCGGCAAGCGTCCATTGAATTCCTGTGAACCAAAACCGGATAAGGAAAAATCCACAGAGAAAATTGACGATGCGATTGCCATGATTATGGCTCTTGACCGTGCGATTCGCTGTGGATGTGTGTCTGATGATTCTATTTATGATTCGAGAGATATGTAGATTTTATAGCTGATGTTAGTTCGGTAAACTGGGAGTTGTAAGTGGTTTAAAGGAAAATTTAACGTAGTTCAACGAACTGAAAGTTACTAATACAACTTAATAGCTATCAAGCATCCAATCAAACCAATTATCCAGGGAATTAGAAACGAGAGCAAATTTGCCTTGTTTTTTCGCAAAAATACAAATGCTGAAATTGTCACAATAATCCAAGCAAGAATCATGATATATCCAAATGGAACAATGAACATATCTTCATCATAATCTTTTGAATGAAGCTCTGTTTGTGGAAAAGCAAACGCTAACCCTAATAATCCCTAATAATTTCCGATAGCCCCTTGCAACAAACCCAATATAACTAATAATACTTTTTTTATTATGTCTGTTAAAGTTCGATTCTCATTCATATTTTAACTCCTATTGTATAATAAGTAGCGATTTAAACAAGTTCGTCAAATTCCTATTTGTAAAGCTAATGCCCTACATACTGTTTAGCATATTATACCACACCCATACTCTCAAAGTCAAGAAAGGAGTTTGATTCTCATGGGTATTTTCACAGGACTTTGGAGGTCCAGAGATAAGCCTAAAAACAGTTATGACAGCCCGTCTTACACATATTTTTTCGGACGAGCCAATAGCGGTAAACGTGTAACCGACAGAACAGCCTTGCAGCATATTGCGGTTTATGCCTGTGTAAGGGTTTTGTCGGAGGCAATCGCACAATTACCGCTTCATGTGTACAAATACAATGATAAAGGAAAAGAGCGAGTGCCAAAGCATCCGCTCTATTTTTTACTCCACGACCAGCCCACTCCGGAGATGACCTCGTTTGTTTTTCGGGAAACGCTGACAAGCCACCTGCTGCTATACGGCAATGCCTACGCACAGATTATCCGAAACGGCAGAGGAGAAGTCATTGGGCTGTATCCGCTGATGCCGGATAAGATGAAGGTCGACCGGGATGACAAGGGCAGACTGATTTACAAATACAGCCGATACGAGGAACAGAACCCGAATTTCAAGAAGCAGGGTGAGATTATTCTCTATTCGGATGAGGTTCTGCATATTCCGGGACTTGGTTTTGACGGCTTAGTCGGCTATTCTCCGATTGCTGTCGCGAAAAATGCGATCGGTCTTGCAGTTGCCTGTGAGGAATATGGTGCATCGTTTTTTGCAAATGGTGCCTCGCCCTCTGCCGTTCTGGAGCATCCCGGCGTCATCAAAAATCCAGAACGCTTGCGAAATTCATGGCAGCAAGCCTACGGTTCCGGCAATTCCCACAAGGTCGCAGTCCTCGAAGAAGGCACAAAGTACACACCGATTTCCATACCGAATAACGAAGCACAATTTCTGGAAACCAGAAAGTTTCAAATTGAAGAAATCGCCCGACTGTACCGTGTGCCGCTGCATATGATCGGCGACCTTGACCATGCGACCTTTTCCAATGTGGAGCATTTATCCTTGGATTTTGTGAAGTATTCACTTGACCCGTGGCTTGTCCGATGGGAACAAGCCATGCAAAAAGCCCTGCTTTCGGAATCAGAAAAAGGGCGGTATTTCATCAAATTCAATGTAGAGGGGCTGCTGCGTGGTGATTATGCGAGCCGTATGCAGGGCTATGCAACAGCAAGACAAAACGGCTGGATGTCCACCAATGACATTCGGGAACTGGAAGATATGAATCAGGTTCCGGCAGAAGAGGGCGGAGACCTGCTGCTTGTGAACGGCTCCTTTACCAAATGAAAGGACGCCGGTGCCTTTGCAAATACCAATTCTAACGAAAGGAAGGAAACAAACGGATGAAGAAAAACCGATTCTGGAACTGGGTCAGAAATGAATCCGACAGGGAATCCATTCTGTACTTGTACGGTGCGATTGCCGATGAAACTTGGTTTGAAGACGACATCACGCCTGCCATGTTCCGGTCAGAACTGCAAAAACATACAGGAGATGTCACGGTCTTTATCAACTCGCCGGGCGGCGATGTCTTTGCAGCCAGTCAGATTTATACCATGCTGCGAGAACATAAGGGCAAGATTACCGTTAAAATTGACGGCATTGCCGCCTCTGCTGCTTCTATCATCGCCATGGCAGGCGATGAAACGCTGATTGCACCGACTGGTATGCTGATGTGCCACAATCCGATGACATGGAAAAAGCAATTAGATGCTATGATGCAGGAACGGTGCAAAGAATCTAACTGAA